TGATAACCTTTCATTCTACAAGGAATGAGTTTACCCTCACGTCTACCGGCACGAGTGTAGCCTTGACAAAACACCTTACGCATAGCTCTTCCCGGCATTATTTTTTAGGTCTACCTTTCCAATCTAAATTATTACGTTTATTATATTCAACTTTCTCTTTGTATCTAGGGTTGTTGTTCTTACTTATTTTAGAAAGTTCAGTTAATATTTTTTGAGGGTGTACATAACTTGCTTTACTTTCCCGGTCTAGTTCAGCCTTTCTCTCTTTAGCAAGTTTAATATAGTATGGATTGTTAGTATCTGAATTAAGCTCTGCAAGTGGGAGCTTCGCTAAATTGTCTACTATAGATTGTTGATTACCTCTATTATCTCTAATTATATTTTCTATAGTATATACTTCTAATGTATCTACTAATGTAGCTCTTATTTGCGCATTAGGTAGTTCAGATTTAGACATTGAGGTGTATAGATTTGAGCTACCTTGAAACAGACCTTCATTTTTAATGAATAATTGATTGATAGAGTAGGTCTTACCACTGCGACCTTTGATAGAATAAACTACATTCATCTTTTCTAAAGTTTCAAGTGATCTCTTAACAGTAGACCTAGATAAGTTAGTATCTTTAGCTAAAGTCATGTGCCGAAGACCAGCCGAGTAGTTATTCTTCTTCCAACAGTGCTTCATCAATGCCATGAATACATTTAGACAGTTAGATTTCTTTTGACCGGACAATCTGTTAAGATGAAAGTACAATTTGTACGTTATATGTATAAAACCTCTAGTTTGCACAATATTTCCTATGATTTCGTTGTAGGTCTAGCAAGATGGACAACCATTGGTCCTCATTCATCAGCTCAAACTCTGTCGGAGAGCTTGTTATTCGCTTAACTCTAAAGGTTAGGGTAGTTGGGGTCAGATTTCTATAAAAAACTAAAAAACAGGGTATATTTAAGCGACTAGCGAGGGTCTTTACAAGGTTTGTAGCCTTATATTTCTGTCCTTTATCATAACAAGTCTCAAGTATAGCTAAAGGCTCAAAGCAACGAGGACAAACCTCGATACTATCAACATCAATCATAGCTATACCCTCGTATTTCCTATGCCAATCGTTGTAATTGCCATTGGAAAAAGCATAAGTCCAACGTGCCATTATCTTTTAAAGATACCCCAAACTAATACAAGTAATAAAAATAATATTAAAACTTGTAGTTCCATAGGTGAACCTAAAAATACATCAATCATTTTTCCCTTTCTTTTTTTATTATTAATATTTCATTTTCTTTTTCTTCTAATTGTTTTTCAAGTGCTAGTATTAAATCTGATTGTTTTTTGATATACTTCTTAGCTCGTTTTAATTCAAACTTACAATCAAGTTCATCAAACATACCTTCGTATGTCATTTTAAAACCTCAATCTTTTTTACAACCGATCTTGGATATACTGTGGTGTTGCCAACTGTAAGAGAACCATCATCATCAAAGCTATGAGAAGCAAAGATGATAACTTTTTTTTTATCTTTACATAATAGATAGCCGGTGTCTTCACACCAACTGTACATCTGTTCTTTAGCTTTTTCTAAAGTAGTCCATTCAGAATTACTAACAATATCTTGCCAAATAATTTTTACTCTTTTGTATTTAAACTTTTTCGTACCAAGCACTGTACAGATCCTCTATTGTTACTTCATTGTTGGTTACTTCTAAGATTTTTTTTACCATATCTGGGTCCGGAAATCTTTTAACTTTAGCAGTTAAACACCACCTCTGAACTGACGTGCCGGGATTTTGTACACCTACAATGCCAAGCTCAAGTCCAAAATTATAGTAGGATAAACCTTTCTTTTTGCGATATTCTTCAAGTGTCATAAGTCCTTTCTTTATCTGATATGTATCTATATATATTATATTATTTTCTTTACAATAAAATAAATATGTGTATAGATAGTGGAAAACTAAGGAACTTATGAAACTCAGAGAAAAAACAAAAGAACAATTAATAGAAGAAGCATTTGCAATATTTAATGGTGGTAAAGGTTTGGATCATTGGTCTTATTCTTCTACCTCTACACCTTTTGCAAAAAATATAATTCAATATACTTTCTCAGAAAAAATTAGAAGGTCTTGGTCATGGAGATACAAGCCTAACTTTGGCAACCTTGTAAATAATACAGTACAAAGATTGATTGCAGATGTTTTATTTAAAACAAAAACTTCTGTAGCTGCAGAATGGGATCGGGATTATAATGTTTGTTTTAATAAAGAGCTAGAAGAAATAAATAAAAAAGATCCGGTAGATAAAAAGGATGAGTATGCAAGAAAGGAAATGATAAGTTATGCACATGATTGCATAGGTATTACAAAAAAAGTAGTGAAAGATTTAATAGGAACTGATAAATTACTTTGCGAAAAATATGTTGATCACAAAGAATTTAACATGATCAAACCGATAACAGGTAGAATAGATTATCTGACAGATAAATTATTTATAGAATTAAAAACAAAACCACCGAACATTAGAAAGGTTAAGAATAAGGATGAGTGGTACTTGAGTACACAAGAGCTACCCACTGAACCAGCAATGGATAACCTAACACAGACTTCATTTTATTATATGACTACCAAGAAGGTACCATATTTAATTTATGTAAATGATAAAGATCATATCATCTTTGATCAATCGCATGAGTTAATGAAGAAAGAACATCTGGAGCATTTATACTTTAAGATGGTTGAAAAAATTATACTTTGGGAACGTATGATTATGTTTTGCAAAGGTAATTTGTCTGAACTTGCATTGATGTGTGAGCCACCAGACATGAACCATTTTTTTTATTATAAAGATTTAGCTCCGGAACAATTACAATTAATAACTAACCTATGGGGAATAAAAACATGAGTAAAATAATAATAGTATTGTTGTCTTTAATAATAACAACAAGTGCGTTTGCACACGAAGAACCAAAAACCAAATTAGTATTTGGTAAGAAGTGTACTGTAAATAATAATACAATAGTTACTTCTTACGTTTGGAAAGTACAAAAAAATTCTAATTGGCAAAAAGATATAAACAAAGAAAACTGTGAAAGGAAAAATGACTAAAAAAAATATATACCAAAAATTACATGATGCTTGTTTAAGTGCAAAAGGTGTCAAAAAAGGTGCAAAGGCAAATGGGATGCACTTCAACCCATTATTACATGATGATGTACAAGCAACTGCAACACAAGCCTTACTAGATAATGGATTGTATGCTACTTGTAATTATCTGACAGAGATTGTACCAAACATAAAACAAGTTATGGTCGTATGTACCATGCGAGTTTATGATGTTGATGATCCAACTCAACATATACTTGTTGATGGGTGTTCAGCATTTGGCAATCTTGATAAATTTGGAACAGGCAATGCCATGTCATACTCAAGAAAGTATGCGTTCTTAAATTTATTAAATCTTAAAACAGGTATCAAAGATGAAGATGGTTACGAAGCTAAACCATTTGAAGAATATTCTACAGAGCAATCTGTCGAAGAACCTACATATATGGATGATACTATAGATGTAGAAGAAATGAAACGTGCTTTGAAAGCAACTAACTCTTTAGCTGAATTTAATGAAGTTAAAGATTTAATTAGAAAGGATGTTGATTTTCTAATGAGAAATAATTTACGAGCATACAGACAGGTAACAGATATTGCTGAAACTCGTGAATTACAATTAACAAATGATCAGCAGTTAGCTGAAACTATGCAACAAAGCTGATGATAACAAAGGAGAAAACAATGAGTGAAGATGTAGTATGGTGTAATCTTGTAAGGAACCATAACAAAAATGAAGCGAAGCAACCGGATTGGGTAGCACCACCACAAGAAAATTCACCAGAGGGAAAGAAATGGACTAAAGGTGTAAAGATGAAAGATGGTAGTTGGTGGAACCAGTGCGCTTGGGATGAACAGGATGAGGAAGGAAATGTTATTGGTATAACTGTTAAGATTTCACCACCTACTTCCAATACTGATAAACCTGCAACTGTAAATAAAGGGTTTCAAAGCAAACCTAATTATGGTAATAAACAATCATATAAGTTTTAACTCCTAGGTTTAACTTATATCTAGTCTTGGGGGAGTTTTTTCTTTCTAGTTCCCTTTCGGTAGTTTTCTTCCCCAAGACATCTCTCTCAATATGGACAATAAAATAACAGATATAGATCAAGAGATTGAAAAAAAAGTTATTAATGATCGAGAGAAAGATTATGGTAACTATCAAGAAAACTTTGTAATGTTAGCAGAAATGTTTACAATTATCTTGGCTGGTAATTTAAAGAAACGAATAAAACCACACCAAGTAGGTCAATTAATGATGGCTTTAAAACTATATAGATCAACAAAAAATTTTAAAGC